ATTTAAAAGCCAAGGCGCTCTCTGATAGGCCGGATAGATTCTTAACGTTGGCACTAGATGTAACGAATGCGCCGTCAATGGTTAAAAAGTTTAACTTAAACTCTTTTGCTTTCTGGGGCGTCGTTGAGAAGCGGATGTTTCTTTTGATTATAGATGCTTTAGACATTCCAACATTAAACTGGTTAAAGGGGTCATCCTGGCCGGCCAAGGAATCGTAGAAAGAGTCTATTCCAGTAAAGCTGCCGTAGTCGCCGACATCGAAGAAAGATAATTCAGACTCTACGTGTAATTCTTCTTCTAGCCTTCCTTTAAAATAGTTTTCATAGTAATATTGTATATTATTCGCTGTCTTGTACTCTGGGATAATACTATAATCTCTGCCAAAATATTTCATATTTTCTGAAAAATCAGAATATGAGTTGTAAAATGGGTTTCTTCCTCGCACTCTGTTTGTCACATAAAATGGAGTGTTGTACGGGAAAGCGTGTCGGTTATACTGCATAGAGGCTGCTACAGTTCGATAGCCTTTTATGTCGTTGTCTTGGGAACCGGTTTTGTGGAAAAACATTGGCGTCTTAGTGCTATATACTAATTCACCGGCAGTGCCTGTCATCAGATTTTGAATTTGTCCATAAGAAGCCGACGCTGTAGTTCGCGCGCTATAGGTAAAGGAGTTGCCATTAGGCCAGTGCACACCAGCATATGAGGCGGGGCCGATGCCTGAGCCTGTAATATGTATCAGGGGCCCGACTGCAGCTGGAATGCTTGACGTAAAGACTGGCGACTGACTTTGTGCGTATACGTCGTGCCTTTGATATTCCATCATTCTGTGTGGGGTAAGGCCAATTTGCAGGCCTTGGCCGCCGACGCTGGAAGTTAAGTAAATTGGTGTGTCATAAATATCTGGACGCGGGTCTAGTGGCCACATGCTCAAAAGTGAAATCGGGTGTGGTTGGTAACTCTCCAGCGTCACAAATGATGCAGTTGGGCCGCGGGCAGGGAGTTTGGTAACCGCGTTTACAGATGAGCTAATATTGTTGCCTGTGTGTACAATAACTCCGGGATCCATAAAATTATAGGTAAAATTCCAACCAATAGGATATCTCGAACTTATTAGATCGTAAGACCCCACCAAGTCTTTTTCAGCCGGCAGGCCTGTTTTCTGTTCCCCGATGGCATTCCCCGCGGCCGTGGGTGCCAACGTCGGGAATAGAATTGGGTTCGATTGAGAATTGCGCGCGCCAAAACCGGTGCCGGCCTGGGAGGTGCCTGGTTCGGTCTGGTCGGCACCATCAGTTCTAATTCTAGACGTGCCATCTGAGCCTATCATAACCCCCAAGGGAGGTTGTAAGTCACGCCAAAAACTTCTGTTTACAGCGCGGTCGTATCCATTCGAACTTAGGCCGCTAGTTTCTTCGTACTTCAGCTTTTCTAATTTATACGGCCTAAATGTATTAATCGATTTTGGAAAGATAGTCTCTGAATATATAAAGCCATTAGCTCCGTTTTCTTTAGCAACGCTAATAAAATCATAATATTCTTGTTTTGGCGTTTTTGTTGTAGAAAAAGAAGAGCTATATCGATCGGGGCCGGCAATGTTAAGTGCTTGATTTATTTCTTTATTTTCGAAAAAAACCATTTGGTTCATTAAAGTTGAGCGAACTTTATAAGCTCCTTGGACGTCATATATAAAAGGCTTGTGAGCTTTTAACACAGACGGCTCATAATATTGCTGTAGGTTGGGTTGCTGATATAATTTTGGATTCTTGATCGAGGTACCTAAAATATTATTGGTGCCTTCAAAATAATCGTTTACTTCTTGGTGGGTACCGTTTTCTAATCTATATCTTAGTTGTTTTTTGTGTTCCTCACGGGCGATAGAGTCAGCAAAAGTAAAATCAATCGACATAGTATTGTTGAGGCGCAAAGTTCTAGCGACGGGATGTTCTCCGCCGCGGTACTGTTTCCATGAAGGGTGCTGATAGGGTCCATTTCTGTGCAACATCAGCGCGTTAAAAATCGTAGGATCTGCATATCTTACGCCTGGAGGTTTTATGTGCTGCCGATATAAAGAAATGTAATTGCCTGGATTACTCAGATCATTGCCTGCTTCATGTAGCGGGCCGGCCGACGCGTAGTCTCCTAGTATGGGGACGTCCATTGGCTGGCCCAAATAATTTTGGGAAGCCGTCATTGGCTCTCTTATTATTGTATTCAAGCCAGCAAAATCAATTGCCGTAAAAGATGCTTTACTGTCAGTGTTATCGCCGACAAGGCGCATTTGGGTCGTAACGCCGGCGCCGTAACTACTAGCAGTTAGAAAATTTAGTGATCCGCTTAAAGCCATTTTTTATCTTAACCTCATCATATAATTAGATTATATATTAAATTATTGATCCTGTTATCCATCTTGTTTGTTGGTCCGTTCTGGGTATCATGTGAGAGACAAATGCGTTATCGAAAAAAGACGCAGTTACAAACACTGCACTTTTTGAAGTTGCCTCGTCGCCAGTGAACTCTATTCTTTCCGTATTATTTCTGTGATACTTGTGTTTTGCTGCGTCACCGACGAGTGCATAATCTTCTCCACGGACGACACCGACGACCTCGGAACCGTAAACTCTCGCGACAGTTGCTTCGTGCGTGCTAACGCCGTATAAGCCGCAGTGAGCCTGTAGTTGTGAATTAAAAACCTTTCGTGTCCATGCGTTTCTAAAAGTTAGTGCGTTGTTTTGGGAGAACGTCTCATGTGCGGGATCGAGATGGCCTCTAGATGTGGTTTCAAAGCCGCCGGGAGAACTAAATCTAGTTGTTATTCTAGTTTTGTTTCGTACGCTGCCGGCAAGAAAAGATCGATCGGGCAAGGCATATTCAGTATACACAAGGTCATTTCGAATATGTCCGGGGGTGGCAGACAGCACGGCCTGTATACTGCCGGTTGTCGAGTATCTCATGTTTGTTTGGGTAATTTGTGAAGTATTTTTAACAAAATATGGGTCATTAGCTTCTGGGCTAACCGTACTAACAACTTCGTATTTGTTAAAGAAGTTTCCAGCCTCAGTTGGGGAGCTGCCTGTTGTGTGAATATTCCTAATGTTTACGGGTCGTTTTGCTAAAATACCTCTTGTGTAGGTTGCTGAGGGCCTGTTGTGATTGTCGTGAGTCGGACTAAACAACTTAAACGAATTTCTTGATATACTGCCTACTGTCCCGATGCCTACATTAATTGCGTCTATAGCGCAATCACCTAAATGACTAATGCCGGCTGTGTAAAGAAATCTTATATAAAACCTTTTTCCAACGTAGCCTGACAACCCTTTGCCGAACAAGGTCGAGGAGGCAACAGCTGTACTATAGGTAGTTCCATTCGTGTGCTGCTGGCCGGCAACATAAGTGGCGGTGAACGGGGCGCCCCCTGCATCCCAAGTAACCAGTAGATCAGTGACGTCATTTATAAAATTCGCATCTGTTGAAGCCTGTACCTTAAGCTCTCCCATATGCAGGCCATGCATATTATAGGAAAAGCCGACCTGTGCGTAGGTATCAGAAGAGACATCCAGCAAGTCTATTAAAGGTGTAACAAGGCTAAATGTCTGCCCCACCTTACTTGGCAAAACCTCACAATAAGCAAACGTATCTGACGTTGCGCTGGGTCCGGTTCCGGCTGACGGAGTTGGGCCCTTCAAAAATGTCCACAAGTTATCTGCTCCGACTCCGTTTCTCCAATATTCTGCGGGAGAAGGGTCGCTGGATACCGAATTAACTGGTAAATTTAAAATCTTTGTATCTTGACTGCCGCCGAAAGGAGCGTTGTCGAACAATTCGCTTATTAAAGTCTCAGAGGTGCTATTATTCAAAAACTCCTGTAAGTGCCAACCTTCCGCTCTTGTTAAGGCGGTGTCACTTCCGCGGTTTAATTTCACATGTCGATGTTGATTGCCTCCGACATGTTTTTCAGCAAAAGGACCTTGCATTGGAATTGTAGCATCAAAACCATACTTGTCTTCATGCATGTTTGTAAAATCAATAGTAAATTGGCTAGAATAGAGCTTTTGGTATCCGGTATTCAGCGAAGATAAAGGGTTCATTGAAGAAGTATAAATCTGAAATGGTAATAGTAAGCTGGTTTTTGCATCTGTGTATTTTAAATCGTTGTCCCCAGTGCCGTCCGCAGAAGATTTCTGGGTGCCTGCCTCGGTCATACTTAGCGCTCTGATCCTTACCTTTTCTTTCTTTAATTCTTTTGGTGTCGGATCATCGTCACAGTCCGTCTCTCTAGTCACGTTGTCGATATCTAAATAAATAAAGTCATCGTCGCTTCCCCACCTTACAATTCCTTTATAAAAATCATGTAAATTATTATCAGCCTGCGTAGAGCCGCCACGTAGATCATGGAGACGAGTAACCTCTAAGTTGATGGGCCGGGCAAGGCTTCGATTATGATAGTAGCTCTTATTGTACTTCACACTGTCAGAAGTTTGTAGCGCCTCTTCGGAACCGGTGACCTCAGTAATAGCAATTTTTAATATTGTGTTCTTGTTGCTATCAACGTTTGAATCTCCAGATGCTAAGGGGCCATTCCTCTCAGCCCTCTGTTTCCACCACAAACAATTTTGTTTTTGATTTGTGTTTTCCGATGGGGATAGTGGTGCATGGCCAAATTTCCAACTATACTTTAGTTCTTCTATTCCCTTCAAAGAAGCTGCTGGATTTCTAGCCTTAACTTCTAAGGTTGGATACTTTGTCCAATATTTGTTTCTTTCTAAAATATGACTTTCTACCATATTTCTTAAAAAGTCTGTGTTGTTGGAGGAGAGTGGAATTAGCTGCGCAATCATAATCGTAACCGCGTCATCAATCCACTTGAAATATTCAATAAACTTTTCTAAATCTAGACGTTCGTTTTCGACGCTTTCAAAAAATAGACCCCGCAATTTAGCCATTTTCTTGTAAAACGGCCGGTATCTGTTTACCGGTTCACCAATAAGATTATTAAAGTTTCCGACTGTTGCAAAGAAACGAAGCATTTCTTCGGATATCGTTTGATACATACTCTTTTCAACTGAGAGATAATGCTCGATGTAGTTAGAGTCTCTTGTAAACACCATTTCGTCTTGCTGATTCAGTATCTTGATCATGTCGTCGCTGTTAACAACTTCTGGAAGCTTTTGTTTTGCTGATGGAACGAATTCGATGTCAACCGCTTGGTCAGTATAATTTGGACTGACAACAAATTTATCTCCGCGGCCTGAATAGTTGTATTTTGATATTGGTGCGGCCCAATGGTCTCCAAATCTCATTTTGTCTTCGATTGAGCCGGATGCAAAGTCTTCAATTAAAAATTGGCCGGCGGCCGACGAACCGGTCACATTGTCCATTGCCCAGTTCATTATTAGAGAAGAAATTTGAGGCACAAATCTCTTATTTAATGAGTCGTTCGTGTTTCTGTAGGGCTGAAGGGCGCCATATGTGCTTGCATCTCTAGCATGCGCACGAATTGTTTCGTTTGACAAATAATCTAACCACACCCTGGTTGACGATACTTTGACGTCTGAGTATTTTACAACGGAACCGGTATAGTTTGTTCTTTCTGCTCCTAAAAATATTCTTTTTGGAGTTTTGAAAAAAGTAACCGCGTTTGCAAGGCTCATTGTTCCAGATAACGTAAATTCGTTTTGCAAAACATTAGATATATAATTGACGCCATATAATTCATACGTATAAGCGCTGGCGGCCGGTGATAGAAAACCGACACTGCTGTTTAAAGCAGGCGTGTTGTTGGTGGTCGCTTTCGTTGGTCTTAACCTGAAAGCTAAGTTCCATTTTTCGTTATCATAAACACCCGCATACGTCTGCGAAGTCTCTAAGGGTGAGAACATGCTAGAACCAGATACAAGAAATTTTACATTTCTTGCGTCATCATCTGGTTTTGACACATGCACATTAAAATTAACAGTGTCAGAGGCAGCATATGTAAGATCTGTGTTGCTAGCAGCGACTGCGTGTAGTCCGAAAATTGAGGAAGTGGTGTGAGAAAATAATTGAAAGTTGTTGTCGTCGCTAATTGATCTTTTTGGAAAAATTACCTCTGTCTCAATTGTCATCATTGCGCCAGTTATTAATGTTTCTGTAGCGCCAGGTATATAAGAAATAGAATTAGAGTCGCTAGTGTCATAATACTGGTATGCAGTGGCAGTATACGAGTCGGCATAACTAGAAGATGCTGCGTTCCTTGTTTCTGCATCATCAAAATCTAAATAAGTTTTTTTGATACTGGTGTTGGTGGTGTTGTCTTTTAGCTCATAAACGTCATTGTTCGAATAAACGTTTAATTTAATTAACTCCTCATCGACGCCAAAACACCTCAAAAAATTTCTTAAAGACTTGTAAGTGCCTTTTGACTTTTGTATATAAGAGAGGTTGTTATAGATATTTTGATAAATGATGTTTTTTGTTTCATACAGTTTCTTTTCAAATAGTTTCTTTTCGTCCCTCTCAAGATATTTTGCCAGATCGGTCACGTTTGCAAATAATTCCGGAGCATCATAGCCTCTAGAGCTTAAGAGTCTTTCTGCGAAGGCTAGGGGCTTTTCGTAATCATTGTCATCAGGATAATTTATATCTTTTAATCTGGGCACCTTTTCAATTTGCAAATACAAGTCATCAAAAAAGCTGGCCATTGTTTGAGTCAAGAATTTTAAATTTTTAGAATCTTTTTCGTCTTGCTCTGCAATCCACGATGGCATCGACCTGTAGAGAGACGACGCGTTTTCATGATCATGCATCGATCCACTAGATTTTTTAGCTGTTGATAAGCTTGCAACACTCGGGTGATGAGAGTATATGATTGGGTCTAAGAATTCTTTTGTTGCGGCTTCTGATAAAACAATAGCCGAGCCGGTGTTTCGACACGTTGACGCATAATTAACAAAAGTACCGTTGCTGATTCGTCCAGAGTAATCTAATACTGTAGAGTCAGTGGAGGTTCTTCCTGTTATGCCTTCATTGAACTTGTAATAAACGCCAAGAGAAACTTTTTTCTCTAAATCGTCATGTTTGTCATTATCAGTGTTAGTGCCTCCGCCAACTTGATCAATGTAAAATCTGCCTATATCTTGCGCGTTTCTTTCTGTTTTCCAATACCGAAACTCGTCGAAAGATGCAGAGACGATATTACCCCAGCCCTTTCCGATATTGGAAGATCCGGACAGCGGGCCGGCAAGGCCGCCGATTACAGCCGTCATTGTTCCTGTCACGGCGTTTATTGTAGATGAAGCTCTAGACAGGGTTGATTTGTGTGCTCCGTCAACATATAAGTGAGATACCGTATCGGCACCTTGAGTTTTTAAAGTGAACGCATAATGGTGCCACTTGCTGTCACCTATAGTCGACAAGCCAGTACCATGGTTAAATACTAATTCTGTAGATCCAGAAACAGCGCTAACGTGCATGCGGGTTTGAGCCGCGGCGCCCAATCCGTAGACATAGGCGCGTAAAGAACCAGAACTAGCCGAGGATCCAGAATTCCAAGAATGGAAAACGTACTCGTGATGTTCTGCCGAAGTCGATGCGAAACCTTCTTTCTTCATCCAGAATTCAACAGTGACGCCCTTGTCTAAATCAAGTTCTAGGTTGTTTGTCCGCTGATACGTTGTATCATATATATTTGCTTTAGAAACGCCTTTTTTGGATGCGCCTGGGCCAAAATCACTTTTATAATCTCCGTCCGGGTCCGCATGCGGGCCGCCCTTAAGAAATATGTACTGTGGTGCTGTGGATGCATATACTTTGTAGGTCGAGTCTATTGAGCCATAGAACGAAGACTCTTGCCCCATTATAACATGCCCATTTGTTCTAGGGTATTCGTTTTCAAATACAAAAAGATCTAAATAAGTGCTATCGTTTTCCCATTGAATTTTTTCTGTTTGCGAGCCGTCATATGGATAAGTTTCATAAATTCTTTTTATGGCTGTATCGTAATACTCTTCAGCTAAACCGAAGCGCGCAAAATTAGAAGCAGTGGAAAAATCTACAGACGGGCTGAACCTGTCTCTTCTTTTGTTATATACATCAATATAGCGAGAAGACTCTACCGACTCAGCTATATCATCTTTAGTTTTGTTTTTAACAAACTTTAGAGAATGTCCTTTGTCAAATAGATCTTTAATGCTCATAAATTAGCCCAACTTTGTATACATAATTAATTATCTTCAACTCTAAATTTAAACACTTCTTCTTGCTCTCGCCATTGCCCAGCAACATGATAAAGTAATTTAATACCATACATATAGCCCGGCTCCAACAGAGACATGTCTAAGTCAAAGTAACTTCCAGAAACGTCATAAGATAAATAAGTATGGTTAGTCGCGCTTCCTGTAGAATTATTTATAACAGTTCTTTCGTCAACCATTCTTAATATCTCGTACGATCCTTTGCGAATAGTGGTGTTATCTATTTCTTTTATTACACGTGAATATATAACTGGATTGTAATTCCGTGGGCGAGCAAATACTCTAAAGCGTGCTTGTTCGTTTTTTGTGTATTTAGGTTTAAGATTTGTGATCTTTGATACATATTGCTGGTAACTATTCCAATTCGGGGATGAAAGAGTTAGTGGCTTAATGGAACCCGTATTATACTCAGTTCCATCACTATGCCAAACATCATAAATCGTTTTTAAAGTAGAGGAACCAGTAAAAGCAAAAGATGCAGAGTATATTCCTGTTGAAACGTAGTTGCCGGTAACGTTTAAATCTCCAGCGCTAGCAACACCTCCGCCAACAGAGAGATTTAGCTTAGATCCGCTTGGCTCTGTATCGTCTGATGAACCAGAGTAGATACTAACTAATATCTCGCCGCTTCCTATGTTCGGTATATTTTTTAGCTCTCCTCTTACATAATTATAAAGATAAATCTTATTCAAATTGTCGGCAGCGGGCGCAAGAGAACTGCTGTAAAAGAAGTCGCCTCTTTGGTCTTTTGTTGTGGAATCCCATCTGGCTTCAATAACAGGCACCTTGAAAAAGAATTCACTAGATCTAGAAAAAAACCTTTTTGTGTAAAAGCTTGATCTTGTGCCCGCAGCATTATGCAAAATAGCGCCGTCGTCGGTGCCAGCAGAATTTGAAACATACGCTTCCTGGCTAGAAGTTAGAAATAGCCCCAAACCATAATTTTCTTGAGTGCCGGCAACCCACTCTTCTACCATCGCTGTAATATCAAGCTCCAAATCTTCGTAACCTTTCGAAAAAGTCTTTGTATAGTTTGGCATGGTTGAGCCAGAGGTGTAAGAAGAGGAGTGATAGTGGCCACCAGCACTAGCCCATGGGCCATCCCCGCCGGTAAAAGCGGTGACAATAAGTTTATCTCCCTCCGCAAAATTTGTTACCGCGGTCAAAACATTGGCCACGTTTCCTGCGGATCCGTTAGTGTCCATAGTTAAAGTAACGGTATAAGCACCAGTTCCCGCTTTTGCTGTGAGACCTATTGTACCAGCTGTCAATGTAGAACCGGCGCCTGTGTCGGCGTCGGCGTATTTAACAGCGCTATTAGCAACGCCATTTATAGCGTCGACAAGAGCATCTCGCAGAGCGCCGTCGTCAGCAACAATTTGTCTTGAAATGCCAAAAGTATTGGCGCCAGTGTCGTTATTAACATTGGTGGTGGTATCAAACAAAAAAGTGTAGGTAACGTCGTCGCCACCGGCGATGGATGGTACCTTCATAGTAAACTTATCACCGTTAGCATGACCGCTTATATCAATCGCGTTAATTAGTGTGGCTTTTGCGGTATCACTAGTAGCATTTATCCAGTTTGAGCCAGCTATGCTATCTTTAGTTATATCAAGATACGATTCCATGTCTAAGCCGGTACCCTCCTGCCAAGATTGTGATACAGCTAGGACATTAAATGTAATATTGGTGGGTAGTTGCTCAGAATGTCTAGCGTTAAAAACTCTTAAAAAGAAATTTACGCTACCAGAAGCAGGAACGTTTCCCGCAGTGCGATCAGCAGAAATAGTGCTTATGGGAAACTGTAGTAAAACCCTAGACAATTCAGCCGAAGTACTAGTCTGCTGCCCATAGATCGAAAATACCTCTAAAATATCAGAAGAGCCCATATTAGAACCAGTTGCTCTAGTGCTTAGGTCTAGCTTGAACGCGTTAGTAATAGTGTTGTCTTTCGTAGCTTTGTATTTTTTAATCGCCATTATCTAATAGTTCCCTTAATATCTAGATTAGGATATTTTAGCTCATACACTGTGTTTTCTGGAGCATATAGAATCCTGCCGTCTGCAGATATATACTCCTTAAGATTTAAAATCTGATCAGAGTACCTTCCTCCAGACTCATTTGTTATTTGTACATTTGTTACATCAACAATTTCGTCTAGATTGTTCAAAATATCGTAGATTTTCGATATGTAGATCGGCTGGCCGATGTCGAGCCTTTGCGAAAACATATTTTCGATTTCTGTTAAAGCTACATTTAGTGCCTCAACTTTATCTTGACTGTAGTCCACTACAGCAGCAAAATTAATCCTGATATTGATTATTCTAGCGTCTAAAATATCTATCGTGTCGTTTATCATTCTATGATTGTTGAGCCATGTTTTAATGTTGTTTTTCAACAATTGGCTACTTTTCATAAAATTACCGTCCGCATCCTCTGAAAGAACATATAGATTTAAATTTCTCTTAAAAGAGTCTTGGTCTCTATATATACGCGCTCTTTTTATAGAACCAAAGCGGCCGGGCATCCTGTATACCAAAGCCTCATAGTCACTAGCCGTCACCGCTCTATTCTGCGACGAAAAAACATCGTTGACTCTTTGTTTTAATTCAGAGACTGTTGGGACTGACACATCGCCTGTGATTGGTTCTTCGTTAACAACCTCTATACTTTCTCTCAGAGTCGCTATTTTTGAGCTATTTGTAGCATCCGAGCCAAAAATAAAAATTGGTCTCGAAACTTCTGACAAAGCTCTTGTTGCAACGTTCACATTATCAGATGAATTAGTTCTGTATGTGATTGTTAGCGTGGTATTAGCAGGCGCTATTCCAAATTTACTAGTCTCCACCAACTTTGAAGGATCAAACGACGCGTCTGTTTCATAGTCGCGACCGTGCATTTTTAGAACGACATTAGAAGGGTGTATAGTGTTATCTGTTTTAAGGTTATTTTCTGATCCATAGCCAAATTTTACATTTATTGTTCCAAAACGATTAAAAGTTGTAAATCTTCTTGGAGCAGAGGTTGTTACCATTACGTCTGGTACATACCTTCTGGTTTCTGGATCCTTGTTTACCACGGATCTAAAAATTGTATCTTGTGATAGATATTCAACCTCAAAATATTCATGACCCTCTGAATCGACGATTGACACAACCTCTGTAATGTCTGGGTCTGACAACGGTATGGTTAGAAATCTTTTGAAATTACTTACACTTACAGTTTCAGTTTTTACCTCTCCTGAAATTACGCGCCCTACTGTCTTAACAGCGTATGATGTTGGCTTACCGTCTGCCGCGTTCTGAGTTGCGACTACAATTTCATTGTCCGGATTTGCAAAATCGACGTCATCTATAAGAGAAAAGGTGCGCCCATCTATAGTAGAAAATTTGCTGCCTTTTGCCAAGACGGGCAAATAATTTGTATCAGGAGTGGAGCCGCCGTCAACAGAAGGAGCTAAAACATATATCGAAATTAAACCAAAAGAGTTCGAACGAAGAGGTTGCTTATACCCAACTTGTTCACCAAGTCTCAAAATGTTATCGTATTCAATTGCTGTGTCTAAAAATGATTCGTTCGCTTGATAATCCAAATAAAACGAAAGCATATCTCCAACATATGCCACCGTATCTAACATCAAAGATCCAAAAGAGGCCTCGGAGAAGTCTTTATATACATCCGGATAATACCTACGTGCATAATTGACTAAACTTTGCTTAATATCGTTAAATTCGCGATCGGTATATTTAATTAATTTTTTATTTTTCTTTGACATTTAGCTAATATCCTCGGCCTGCACTTCTAAACTGGACTGTAAATTTATACTTGGCACCTCAAACTCTATAAGAATTGACAATACGTTGGAGTCAGTTGCTGTGTTTGGGTCAATGCCGTGGTTAAAAAGTAGTTTATTTATTTTTACAAAAGGCATGTATTTTGTAACCTGGCCTGCTATTCTCTGCCTTATCATGCCCGACACTCGCGGCTCAGGCTCAAACAGAAAGTTTCTTAAGCCAACCCCGAAATCAGGGTTCATCATTCTTTCACCGGGCGATGTTAAGAGGAGATTTTTAAAGTTTTGTTTTATTTCTTCAGCGTAAACGTCGATGAGCGTATATGCCCCATCTATATCATCTCTTTGTAGTGGTAATTTTGGCCCAATACCGTTCATCTAGTTCACCCCCCTAAAGTTGATCCTCGCAATTTGGATCTTTAGTGTTTTGTATATCGTCGTGCAATTTCTCGTCCATCGCATCTATAAATAGTATAGCGAGATAAATCATGCCCGGGAAGGTACTCACGAAAGGCAAAGGCATAGGATACGGGTTGATTCCGCCGCCATAAGGAATAACTGATGGCATCATAGCCGACCAAACGCCCGGCAATAAATACGGCGATTGATAGACAGACTTGAGGCGTTGTTCCGCTTCTTTTACTTTTTCTTCGCCTTCTTTCACGATTTCTGCTTTTTTCTTCTCCAATTCGCTTAATTTACTCTTATTATCAACATATTCCTGCCTCAGTTCAATTAATTTATCAAACTCCTCGGTGAACTCAGCCCACTTTGTTTCCATCTCAGGATCGTCTGATGTAAAATCCTCGGGGAGAGGCTTGATTTCCAATACCCAGTTTTCTATGTCGCCGGAATTGTCTATTATGACGTAATCGGAAAGTTTTTCAGGCCCGTCGCTAGTTTTAATAGTTGGTAACGTCGCGACGGCTGATTTTGCAAAACCGATACCGATGCTAAGCTGCATTTCTAGCTGCTGCAGTATTTGTCTCGCAGCATCAATACCAGACTGAACAATTCTTTTAGCAGTAGCGATGCCTTGTTTAACCGCTGCAAGGGTATTTACTGCCACAGCATTTGAAATATCTATAATTCTCTTGGCAGTTATAATCGCTGGGTCTGTGATCTCGACGAATCCCTTAAGAACTAGTAACGGAGTTCTAAGAACAATTTTCAAGATCTCTTTTGTCATATCAGGCTCTTTTGCTCCGGTACCAGCCTCGGCTCGTAGAGCGCGGTCGGCCAGCAAGTTCGCAACAGGATCAGGCAAGTGTTTAAAATCTGTGGAATTTGATATGTTGTCAATTATGCTAGACAGAGACTGTTTGGTTCTATCTAAAACATCGGTGGGATTACTAATAAAGGTGGAAAGTCCGTCAGAGGCCATTATTGTTGCCATGGCCATATACCTTCTCATCGGAAAAAGATAATCGTACATTAATTTAAATTCAGCAGAATTTTTAATCTCCTGCAACATTCCGTTGGCCAACTTATCATAAAAGAATTGATGTGGGTTCTTGATGATGGCGCCCGGATCCTGAATAGTGTAGTGTACTTCTCCGTCTTTGTTGCCCGGGCCAATGCCCAATTCGCTGAAAGGGATCAACTCACTATTTTCTATAACAAATGATTGGCTACCATTTATTGAACTAATTTCTTTTTCTACCTCAACGATCGGAATTTGCAACTCATATAAAACAACCGGGACTTCGTTTTCCACGTAATAAGGCCTACGACCGAGAATAGATTTGACATTTTTTAAAGGTGTCGATGCTGATTGCACATCTAAACTTTCAATTAGGGGTGACTTGTTTAATCCTGGATTTGCTGTGATATAACTCATGCGCATTCCAAAACTAACCTTTTTGAAGAAGGGTTTAAGACCAAAGTTATTGAACAGCGCGGTGAGCGCCGGTGACTCATTAACTGATTTTAAGAAATAGCTGTTATAAAAGTAGCTCCAAGCAGACAAGGGGACATTTCCATATATATGGCTCTTGAAGGCATTGTTCTGCTCGTCTCTTTTAATATTGATTTTATCGTCTATAATCTCCAAATAGTCCTCTATATTAAACGTTTCTATCAAAACAGCTTGGTCACAGGGTTCTCCATTTAGATCTAGATTGCTATAAACTTCAGCCTTGAAATCTCTTTCCTCTTCCGGGCCCCAGTCTTGAATTTTTACGTAAGGTTCAAAAATTATATTTCCAAAAGTTCTATTGAGATTGTTGCCGTGGGATGTTTCTAGGCTGTTTTCAAGAGAAAATGCGTCTGTTCTTGCAAGATATTGTCTTTGGATGTATAACAAATTATTAATTTTTTCACCAGTATACAAAGTATTGGAAGAATTCAAGTTCCAGGCCTTGTCTTTCCAGTCGGAATAAGAAATTGATGGATAAATATACTTTGGAAGATCGTGATACCAATTCATAGGCAATGAGTGCAAGTAGTTTTTATTATTTTGAGATCTTACGCCTCTTTCTGCCTCTAATCCAAACACGTCAGCTTGGCTTCTGTCAAAATCAAAGTTCGGGACAGCGGGGCCGCCTATTCCTACATAAGGGTTCTTTCTGCCAGAGCCGAAGTTCATTGTATAAATATTATCGTGCATTCTTGCATCAGATATTACCTCTAGAGGGCCGGTGCTACCTGTCAAAGCGCCAGCTTCAGCGACGAAATCAACGCTATACTCATTAGAATTAATAATTTCTTTTGAAAAGTCATTAGCGTAATCTGGGTCTGAGTTTTTAAGTAAACTTATACGCAGATCTGTGCTGAGAGGAAAACTGTTGACAAACATGTTTTTAACAACTGTAGAAATACTTTCTGCTTCGAGGCCGATCAAATACTCCATACTACTTTGAGGAGCGCCATCGACGCCCAGTCTTAACCTTGCTAATTGTATGTCAGTTAGATTGTTTTCTTTTCTCAACATGTCTGTTGCAAAAAAGGACAAGAATTCTATATCAAAGTCTTCAGATATGCTCTGTAGGATAATCGCGGCCATTGAAGTATCCTTAAAGACATCTTCAAGATCAAAGCTGTCCCAAGCTATCACAGAAGCCAGGCACATTTCTAGAGTATAGACTTTTACAACTAACCTAACCATGCCCTCTAGAAGTGAGACACGAGTAGAATTCTGTCCGTCTATATTTGCCTCATAGATGTCTTTGCAGAGAGATTTTTCATAAAGCTCTATAATTTTTGGTTTTATTTCTTCAATTTTAAAGAAGTCTGTTTCTGTGTCCCGCGAAAGCGTGTCAGTTGGAGCGCCGATCTTTTCTAAAACGTTTTCGCATCTAGGGTCTATGCCCTCGCTAACCAGAGGACTTTTTAATATCTTTTTCCAAATCTTTTTCATAAAGCCGCGATTATGAAGTCTGGACGCTTTCATCTTGGCGAACATCTGGGTTGAGTAAGCGTACTGGAGTGCTGAAAAGCCTTCTATGGCCAAAAATTGTTTAATTTCTTTTAGATTTTCATCATTAAACGAGGCATTGGTCGGCAAGTATTGTTGCAACTTATCATCTAGTTTTTTAGACAATAGTTGACTAAATATTTGCGCTTTGTAATTGTCTGGTTCGAGATCGAAATCTTTATAAAGTTCGTTGTAATCTCCTTGAAAGCTGAGGCTTAAAGATTTGTCGCCAGGATAAAGACTTTCTATTAAGTCGTGTACATCTGGAGCTAATTTGCCAGCAAAGTTAAAGTTGTATGTTTCATTTGTAATTCTATTGTCAGCGACAATGACGGCCGGCGGGATAGCGGGATCTCCTGGTAAATATTTGGCATTAGTTTTATCCAGAATAACAGATCCAACATTTTCTGGCTGTTCGATCAACGAATTCGCTAAATTATTAGCCTGGTCGTCATTAAGTAAGATTGGAGTAAGCTCCTGATCAAGCAGATAATCATCATTAAAAGCTTTTAAAAGCTGGAGAAACTCTTTTTCAGTTTTTATATTATTAATTTCGGCTAGCGTCGGTGGAGGCATACCGTCAGCCGTCCCCCAACCCAAATTGAGCTTGATCCAACTGTCCGAACCTAAGAGATAACTTTGCCATTCTGCGGCGTGGATGACGTCAGGCTGGTCGAACAGCCACTGGCCGTAATCAAATATTTTGTAAAATTCTTTCAAGTTGAATACAGCTAGCGACTCGACGCCGGCGCCGACGCCAGTTTCAAATATATCGCCGTCCAGTTCTTCTGAAGAATATATATCAAGCTTGCTGCCTGCAGCATAATTTTGTTGTGTGCTTATCAAGCTGACCAATTGACCAGATGTGAAATCATCTAAAGTCATTTCTTCGATTGCCCCTAGCACATCCGGGTCGATATATGGATATTCTGGAAACGGTGTTACTGTACCTTTAACGAGCTTTGATATATTCTTAACTTCGTTTATTTGAATATTGGAATTTTCACTTAATGGTGTAATTGTGTTCTGGTATATAAGGCTCTTCTCTATGCTTGTCGTCTCTAGTTGGTCTGCTAGTGCAGAAAGCTGTGCTTCAGGATTGATTGAGCCGATAGCTTCTTGCATTTCTTCTGTTAGGCCTCCGGTGGCAACTGCACTAACAATTTTTGAAGGAAGCTCATATTTTAATATATTTGGATTATATAAGCCAGATTTTTTTATATCCTCGGCGTCGCTTACTAAAACATCCTGCACATCTGGAGATGGGTCAGTATATGTAATAAAACCGTCTTCTGTAGCAACCTTTTCGCCTCGGAGAGAAGCTGGCATCACACTTTTAGGGATAAAGTTTAAAGAATCGTATAAGTCTTGATTAACTTTTGCACCAACGCTAGAGAATGCTTCAATTATTTCTTGTGGTGGAGCGTTCAAAGAGCTTTTTGGGTCTCTGAAAAGCTTATCAAATACTAGAAAATGAGGGTAATAGAATTCATATTCTCCCCATCTCTGGGTTTGTTTAAAGGTTTCGTCTAAAGTAACACTAGTGGTCGACTTAAAATTGGCTATGATTGCCACGGCGTCGAGGAGGGTGATGGAGCCCGGCGTTTCACCAGTGTCATCTATTTGGGTCCACCGGGTCAGAGCCGGAATCGCCCTGAACCAAAATTTTCCATCCTTGATCCTGGTCTCAGGGGCATGCTTATCCAAAGGTTCGATTAAGTTTAGTGTTGGGTTTTTGTAAGTGCCAAATATAACTTCGCTACTATCATCAAAATAATTTGAAATATTTGGAAATTTATCTTGTACCACATCATATTGAAGTCCGGTAGCTTCTGCAACAGTTAGCTCCATAAAAGCAACAGCTAAGTTAAACTCGAATTCGTCTATTTTTTGGTTATTGCCCGGTGTTAGTTCTTTAAATTTAAACGGCTTTTTCCCAAAATCTTCATACAGGTTTTTTATAATTTTTACTAGATTTCTTAGTCCGGGAGAATTCTTATAAAGTGGCCACCAATTCCTGGCGGCCCCATCCGAATTGACGGCCTCGATGGCCGCCGGGCCGAAGCCGGTGCCTGAATATATCTCTGCAGGGTTTTCAGGATCAAATTCGTCGAGCCAAAAATCATAATCCTCAATCCAACCGCTCATTGGAAAGTTTCTTCTTGGCCAGGCGCCGTCATCGTCGTCAAGGATTGGTAAGTGCACACCAGTATAAGCTTGCATCATATAATACCAAGTCTGGGGTCTGTTGTCAATGTCTTTTAATTTTGTGTCTAAAGTCCAAGTTCTAGAAAGCACTCTTCTTTGTTTTTTGTAAGAATAGAAGAGAATGGGGTCGGCAGTGGCCATGAGCGTTAAGTTAAATTTATTCATCTCAGATCCATAATAAGTATTTTGATTTCCTGGAAAATTTTCATACGTATTTGATTGTCTGCTAGCTTCATACAAAGGAGCTTTAAAGAGCTGGTTTTGTGCAACAGTTAACGAATCTAAATTTTTAATTTTTATTTGTTTTGCATATTCTGAGTTTAACTCATCGTTGATAAGCAAAGAAGGTATTTCTTCTGGTTTTTTCGCATCTAATTTAGAATTTATATAACTACTAACATCATTTTTTACTGACGAGTTTAGCTTTTCAGCTATGCTTCCTGCTATTAAGTCGGAATCATCTTCTTCGTTTAAAAGACCAACGTGAAGAGGGATTAGTTCTTCTAAGCTACTGTTTAGGACGCTGCTGTCTCCGTTTGGGGTGACGGAGTTATAAGTTAGAGGATAAATTATATATCCTGTTGACTGTTCAATATTGTTGTCTGAATAATGGTTTTGAGGGTCTCCGATAAATGCAAGACACTTTTTCTTATTAGGTTTTTGAGCTAATTTTAAGAAAGCCGAGTGCGCTCTTTTCAGTTCTTCTGGGTCTGTTACCGCTTTCAACGCACGAGGAGGATCAGAGAAAAACTTAAGGCCCTCCAAATCTACCATTAGGGATCCCTTAACATTTGTAAGAATGTTGTCTGTTATTCGATCCATGGTGTCTTTTACACCAGGTGGAACAGTGAAATTACCATTTTCGCCACAAATAGGTGGGAATGAATTCTCTAGAGGGCTGGTGTCTAACAAACTCAAACTAGCTAAACCAGACACTCTGCTCTTTAAATCTTCTATTTCTTGGTTGATCTGCTGTTCACATTCTTCTTTAGTCAGACCGGCTTCTAAAAGAGTAGAACAGCGCGCGTCTCGGTCAAAAATAGCATCGCACAAATTGTTAACTAATGTTGGAGATTCCACAACATTGCAAATATCCAGATCAATACTTTCGCCAATTTTTCGGAACGTCGACTCTATATCCTGAATTGTGTCCATTCCGCCATTGTATATTTTAATCCAGTTTGACTTAGTGCGGGACACGCATGCACGAAGTGTTTGCCTGGTTGCATCGCCCCTCAAAAGAGCGCAAAGCTGGCCAGTCGAAACGTTATCTAATATATCTTTTATCCACGCTACCATATCTGCATTTGATAATCCACGAATTGTTGGTAGGTTGGAAGCTTCGATAGCTGGGAACGGTACATCAGGGCCCGGTGCAGGTTTTCTTCCGGCAGGGCCTAGGTCGCTGTCCTCTTCTAAGCATTGCTCTAGCGCATTTTTCAATAGAAGGTTAACAATTTGTCCCAGCATTTGCGCAACCATAGCAAGAATTGTTTTAAGCAACTTTTCGCCATAATCACCCATGTGGTTATCTGTTGCTAAAGAATCTGGAAATTTTAAAGTAGGTACAGGAGGTGAGAATTGTCTCTTTAGGCCCTCAAGGAGGCTATCCCACCAGCCGGCACCTCCGCCATTAAAGAACGCTCCGGGGTCTCTAATTAAGCTTTGTAATCCATCTAAAACATCACCGACAATCAATTCACAGATTGAAGCTAGGCCGATGGTGCGTTTCATATAATTAAGCCAATTTTCAGCATTTTGTTCCACAACGCGGGCATCTTCAACAGCTGAGTAGTTATAAGGCTGCAGGCCAGTAGCTCCAGATTGGCCTCCCGGTGGTGTCGAACTAACCTTTCCGTCACCCAGCACAACTTCATACTGATTTGGATCAGGCACCAAGTACCCTGAAGCCACCAAAACAGAGTCGGTCTCAGCTTTTGTGTACCCTAGGGTTTTTAAGCGAGCGCGCTCATTATCTATTTCTACTTGTGAGTAATAAACAGGAATAGGTTTTCCAAAGCTAGCTGCAGCGAGTGCAATCTTTTTGGTGGTTTTTAAGACGTCTGTGCCGTCTTCCCAGGCTTTCTCTTCGACGTATTTGTTGTCAGCATATCCTTTAATGGCTGGAATCAAATTAACCGTTTGTCCGGATTTTTCTAAACTTTTGACAGCCTCGATGGCGGCCGATTTTATCCTTAATGAGTCCTCTTCTTCAACTGGATCTAAATTTAGAGTGAGAACTGACGCCCTATCAGACATTAGCATAGAAGTAGCAATACCCGCGTTATTATAACTTTGATCTAATTCCGGTAGTAATTGGCCAGGCTCATTGACAGTGTTTTTTTTAGGGCCCTTGAAACGAACTCGACCTTTAAAACTCGGTGCAAATGGGGGACCATCGCCGTATACCTTTAGAAAGAGCTGGCTGGATTCTGAATCTGGCGCCAATAGCGCGTTTGCCAACATTGCTTTTTCTACTGAATCGGCGCCAGTAGATTCGACAAGCTTAATTATCGCTGTTTCACATATTGCTTCTGCCGTAAGGGCAACGCCTAGCTTTTTCTGTAAGCATGCCATGATCAAAGCAGTTATCGAGTTTGTATCTAGAGCATTGAAAAAGCCAGTATAAAGTACCTTTACATATTGGTTGTCTAGTACGTTTCCTCCAGATTCAGTTTTTTTAGCTTTCTTTTCTAATTCTCTCTTCGACATGCCAGGACTAACTGCTGGAGTTGCTTTGGAAAATTTGTCGTAATATGCAACCATACAATCCGGATTATTGTAAAGTTGTTCTTGAAGCAGCCTTTCTTCAGGCGTCAAAATTGGGCCGGCCTTATTTAGTTTTTTGATTAACTCATCACATTCTAGCGGTTCATCATCAACACGAAGTTGCTTAGACAAATGAATTCTTACCGGAGGCACCATATACTTGGACAGATATTCCATCCAATTTTCTTCTGTATCGCTCGCTCCGAAAAACTTGTTTGACTTTTCATAAGAGAGCAACAGATGAAGGGCACGGGATCCGTACACTCCTTCAAATTTTTCTCTTAGCCATGGTAAAGCTATGTTTAACGACAATGCGGAGCGTGGAACATCCGAAAAGTCTATGTCATCCTGTGTTATAAAAGGATCAAAATAAAAGAGATCTTGAGTATCGGATGCGTCTGCTCCGACCAGGCTTCCTGGTCCAGGCGAGAACAAAACGTAAGATATGGTTTCGCGTGCGTTGCCGGCAATCTCACCATTGTCTTTTATTCCGAGCTGTATAAAGTGTTCTGCCGGCAAGTCTGATCCGACGTTAAAATCAAGAGCGGATAGATTGTCGTTTGTTACTTCACTGCCTCCGGAAGTACCACCGCCTCCGCGGATTAGTTCATAAATTCTACTCTTATTGCTAGATAAGGGGAAAGACTGTCTACCAAGAAATTCTTTAAATATTTCAGGCACTTCTTCCATAAACTTTATCTGTGCTTGCATGTCGTATTCAGACTCGTTGGCATTCTCAATGCTCAGCTTGGACGCATCTATCTTTGACTTTAGATCTTTGAGCGTTTTTGTGATTGTCTCGCAACGCTTCTTTATTTCTGATACAGGAAACGAGACAGCGTAATTGTTGCCTCTCAAAAAAGTCGAGCCGGCTTTAAAGTTGTTTTTAAATAACCTAGGATTTCTTGGCAGCGAGTCTATGTATTCCGCTCGAATCGCGAACAATATCTTTTCGTTACTTGGATCTGGAGTTTGTGTGTTGGTTTTTCTGGCGACTTGTACGAAATACTTATCTTTCAAATTTTCTATGTAACTTGTCTTAGCGCTGGCTTCAGACCTGCCGAGATATTCTAAAAGATTATCCCACGCTGTATTTTTAATTTCGTCGTGTGTGACTATCTTTTCGGCGATTTTCTTTTCTTCTAGCTCATCCTCAAACAAGTCATATCCTTGCTTACTAGAATTTATTATTTCAGCTTCGGTTTTGCGTGGCGCTGAACCTACAATAAAATAAAAGTACCCCTCAGAATAACGAAGAGATTGAAAGTTGTCAATACTCTCTAGGTCGTAAATTATTCTGCCGTCGTCGTTTGGGATTTGACCGCGGTCTGCAAGAGACTGATTATAAAAATAGAAATTAAAATACTGAAACTTGACGTCTTCTGGCTCTAGCCTAACCCAATTTTCATTTTCGCCAGGAGCGATTGTTGCAGCGCCTGCGACGCCGCTAGTAGATTCTGCTAAGAAATCTCCCTTTGCAACGCGCTCAGACAAGTAGGGATCGGTGTTACCAGGTACAGAATCTTCTTTTATTCTGACATACTCTGCTTTTGTATACAATGTGCGCGTGTTATCGGCAAACACATCATCTAAATCGTCGGCGCGTGGATCTAAAGCTATAAAGCCAACCCATGTGCCTGTCTTGCTTTGCACTATCTCCGTTACAGTTATTTCTAGGCCTAAAGGAACTTTAATGCCGACCTGAGATTTATCCTCTGCTTCTGTAACAATATCGCCGTCGTTATCTAGTACTCCAAAGTCCGGTTCGTCCCAGCCTCGTTCTAGATCCTCTTCTGCCGGCTGTAATCTAACAGGAAGATACGGGCTTGAAAATATTCCGTCTTCGCCCTCTAAACGACCAATATAATGGTCTTGATTAGTTTCAAATTGTAAGGACGACTCTAGATTAGGGTCGCAGAATATCGTCGTTGGACCTAACTCTTTCGGGACTTTTTCAAGCGGAGCGACTTCTTTCTTTTTGTCTTCTATTTCTGCCATGTGTTTTTAGTTAACCTTGTTGTTTCTACTATTAATAAAGGATTCGCCGCTATCCGTCAAGAAATTATGTTTAATTCCTTGTAAATTTGTTATGTGCTTCAAGATAGAGAGTTCTGTATTCGCGCCGGTCTCTATATCACACTTTATGCCCGCGATCATAGCCGGTTCTGATTCTAAAGTAGTGATCCCGTAAAAAGGTGAAACGTGAGTATGTCGCTGCAAGGCTTGATTGTATTTCATCTGATATTTGATATATCCATGCATTATTTTAGCTAAAGCCTCGACATTGTTCAATATAGTAATTAATGCCAACTGTAAATTATCACCTAAAACTATTGGCTGAAGTGTTTCAACATCGTTGTTCGCAATTAACTCAATTCCGCTCTTTGCTAGCACTTTGCCATTTTGAGAGTTTTTGTCATCGGTCCCTGTAACAATTCGTATACTTTCGCGGCCAATTAATCTCACGTTGTCTGCCTTGACTGCGATCGCTGATTTTGCACCATACACGCCGATCTCATCTCCTCCAGGCGGCACTAGCGACATCTGTTTCGTAGCGTCGTATCTAGCAAATTCACCAATACCAAAGTTCTTGTCGACATTTGTTTTCTGGGAAATATAAATTCTAGCAGCGTCGACAAAGAAGTTTGGATTAGTTGGTACGGATCGGTTGTCTTGATCGACTTCTCTAGGATATGGCCCACCCATGCCGGCTACTAGGTCTATTGAGTCACATTGCGTATGGCCTGCGCCTCCATATCCAGAATTACCATGCTGGACCCTATCATTACCAA